CTCCTAAGAACCATGGCCGGCCTAGAAGAAGATAGTTATCCTTTACGAGGATCAAACGGATACTTTATCAGTCGTTGCATGTTTAAAGGTACATACACAAAACCCGCCAGAACCGGGGTCCTAAGCGCATTCCCATCCCTCAACCCAAGAGACTACCTCACTCTCGGGGAGCTGGACTTCGTAGGCCTTTGCCAAATCGGCCACTACACTGCGCAATGGATGATGAGAATACAGTAGCTGATAACACCGTAGAGCTTCCTTCAGAATTTCGGGTTCCTTGATAAGCAAAGAGAACATGTTCTTATCCGGGTAGGCGGGAAGAATTACGTTCTCACTAAACTTAACACCCATAAACTCCGTAGGATAACCAGGCTTCTCCTGGTACTCCTTCAGCGAACAACCACTCGTCTCAACAGCGCTCCAATAGGCCGGTGTTTGTTTCTCTGTCACCATGTCATCTCCCACTACGAAGTAGGGCAATCGCTTGCCTTTCCCTCTGAGGAGAGATAAGTGATGGATCAACATCTGCCCAATAGAATTAAACACTATCGTGCCCAGGAAACCACTCTTCATGATCCCCATAACATTCTGTTTGAAGCGTCTTTCCCCAACTCTGAACACACTAGCATTAAACAGAGTAGCCAGCCTAGCATCAATTGCTAAGGACCAGTCAGGGTTGCACTGGATAGTGCGCAAGATTTGTTGAAAACCCTGCACAATCCAACCCTGCATTGTCCAATCCCAAGCACTTTTGTCGCATGACTGAGGCTCCTGTATGGTGTTAGCCAGTGCGCGGTAACCACCGCCCCAAGGTACCCACCCGGCCAAGATTGGAATTTTCATCCTCTTAGCTAGGTAGTCAACCTTTTCTAGCAAACCACCAAATAGGAACCTATCAACTATGTTGTCAACTAGACCCACACCAGATATGAGTCTCCACCGTTTAGCCGCTGCCTTACTCTTCTTGTGGGGCTCCTGCTTTATGAACAGGTTAATATCATCTCCACCAACTCGCCCTCTTGCCAGTTGATCCAATCGCTGTCGTACCATACAGTACAGTTGGACTAACATCTTACTGCTATCGAGGATCTGTTTGTTTGTGGTGATTCCCCAAGCTTTGAAAGGATAACCAGGACTCTTCTTCGGATCTATCTCTTCCAAGATTTTCCGATAGATGTCCCAGTCCATGTTGTCTGGAACGCTATACAGGATTCCCAGATCCTGGCAAGTTCTACTGACTACTGTCTTGAACTCGCTAAGTCCTGGTTCCTGTGTGTTGTCTCGGACTTCACAATACTTCCTCCCATGCCAACACAAAGAGTCTAATAAAGCTGCGTCAGTGTCTGGCGGCGCCACATACTGTTCAGCGGGATTTCTCCCCAAGACGTCAACGATTTCACCCCACCTAGAAGCAACATCAGGATTCAGAGCATCCAGACTCCCTAGCTCTTCGTACCCAGTGTAGGGACAAGCTTTCTCAGCTCCTCCAATTCCTTGGCTACTTTGGCGTGTTGGGCTTCTTCTTGCATTTTCTTTGCCCTGGCTTTCTCCCTCTTGAGAGAACTTTTCGATTGCTTCGTCAAATAGTTCCTCGAAGACGCCAAGACACTTACACTTGCTAGCTCTTTCTCCAATTGTTTCTTCTTCTCGAGCAGACTCTGCTGATATTCGCGGTCCGCTTGAACTTCCTGCTTCTGCTTCTCCCGTTGTTGTTGGTCCTCCAGTCGGATTGCCTTCAACTGTTCTTTCAAACTGCTGATTTGACTCTCCAACAAAGTGGTATCGCTGGGCTGAACCTTTGGTCTTACGGACTCTTTTGCTCGCTGCTCCTGTATGGCCTTGAGCTCGTCTCTCAGTTTTTGCGCCTGGTCTCCCAGGCGCTTCTGAAAAACCGAATCCAGATCCCCAATGGTCTCAGCTTCACCTCCAGCATCCAGAACCTCCTTCACGAAATGGGCTTCAGTAGGATCCGATGGAATTTCCACGTTTTTCATCTTGAGTACCTGGTCCTCATAGCTCACAGCTCCTTCAGGGGATTTAAATAGCTCATCTCCTAGGATTCCTAGTTCAAGAGCATCCTCCTCTTCCATAATTGTGAACCTTCCCCCAGGTAAACACACTGCCACTTCTCCCAAAAGACCAGGAACTCGTCGATAATCCAGACCCCGTTTTCTTCTCTTAACTAGGTCTAGCAGGTAATCCTCAGTTGATTCTCCATGGCTCGTTATAGCTTGTATAAACGCAGCTGAATAACCGTGGTTTACCAAACCACCACCAATGTGCAGTCCTGCCAGTTTATCTCCTACGTAGTACCCGCATCCAGACATGCCCCTACGAGTTGAACCCCCGTAATGTAGCATGCCAAATGACGCAGGCTCTAGGTATCCGAAAGAGCGGTGTCCTTGTAGCCGTACTAGCCCATCATCCAATAATGGATTCCCTGACGCTTCTGCGAAGGTATTACCCGCGACTGGAATCGGTTTTGTAACCTTTACTCCTAGAGTCGACCAGCTTTTGTTGGGTATGTCCACTATGGCCAAATCAGTGCTTATTATCGTGAGCTTTCCTTCCATTGCTACTTGCTTGCCGGTTGGACCAATTAAGAAGCCATTGCGTGCACACTGCCACACATGATGTGGCAGTACCAGCCCGGCCTCAAATCGTATTCCATAACCAATAAACGTCCCTTCCTTATCTAGAAGGGCGACTTGGTCTTGATGGATCGACTTAGTCTCCTCAAGCTTTGAGTTTTTCCGGATGCTCTCGAACTGAAAGTCACTCTTGGTCATTTTGTAGACGCGTCTACAGGCGACGTCTTCCCCAATCAACTGATAATCCTCCAGAGTCTTCCCTGTCACGTTTACCCTCCTGAAGCGTTGGGCCAACAGCCTAAACAGACTCCGCACAATCTCCCAGAGAACTAGTGTACCCAGCACTGTGGTGATCATCTCGATGGGTTCCATGACTCCAATGATCAACGAAGTTGTCCGTACCAAAGCTAGATATGCCGAGGCTCGCCTATG